CTATAAACACCCGCGCCGTAAGTTTGCGACATAATAGGCGGCGATAATTGCGCCTCTACGTCTTTTTTACGCAGGCCTATAGTTTGCAGTAATCCCATAGGGGCATTATTGCCTAAAAGTCAAGTATAGGTTTACAGTTTGGGTTTGGGCGTGTCTAGGCGTATACCTTTGCCTCTGCTACAGGTTGCGCCAATATATGTATAACCATAGCAAGGCCAATAGGTATATCTACAGGCCCGGCAGACTTACGGCGCACGATACGCCAAGCATCGGGGGTCTGTTTAGCTGCGCAGTTAGCCATTTGTTGTATTAGCGCATCTTGCCCGCTATGGCGCAAGCGGTCATTTACTAAAGCATCGTACATATCGCTACAAGCTGTGTAAAAGGTCTGCCCCGATATATCCCGGGTCTGTACCCCTGCATTTTGTAGCCTTTGGGCAATACTGGCAGTAGTGTATTTGTCGTAACAGACTAAACGCGGGTAATACATATCGGCCCATTTTTTAATACTAGCTGCTATCACTACTTCATCTACGGCTACCTGAGAGCTATAAGTTTCTAGTACTGCTACCCCTATTTTGCCGTTAGCTAATAGCTGGCCCATTACTAAGCTGGCATCACGCCGGCTAGGGCTAACGTCAAAGGCAAAAACAGTAAGCGGCCCGGGGCTCATCTTTAGGTTTATATCGCTGCTATCCTCAACAGATCCAAAGGGCCACGGGCTTTGCAAGCTATCTATCCATTGGCTAAGGCTCTCTGTCCTAAATTGCTCTGTAGTCTGCACCGTCAGCGCTTCTTGTAAAGTTTCCTCAGTTATTAGTATGCCTAGCGCCGGGTTTGCAGCTGCCCACGCTTTACGGTCATCTAGGGCGCAAAATGGCGGGGCGCTATATTCGTAATAGCCTAAAGACGGCGGCGGGTTACTCTGGCAGCGCTCTCTAAGCTCATTAAGCGTAGTGCTAAAGGCATCACCGGCATTACTAGCCATAAGTGTTTGACTATTAGGCCTAGCGCGGGTTACAGGTAAAGCAGCTGCGTAGGCTTCTTGATCTATTTCCCGTAACTCATCTATAAATAGAAAATCAGCGCTAGCGCCGCGTGAGCTATCGCGGGTAGCAGCTCTAACATCTAACCTAGCCCCGCTTTTTAATATAATGGCCTCGTTACCGTTTGTATAAAGTATTTTTTTAAGGCCTTTTTTTAGTTCTGGGCTATCCTCAATAGCGTTAGCTACTTCTCTAAAGGTAGTAAGGGCCATAGATCTAGCAGAGCTAATTATTATGTGGTTACGCTCATTAAACAAAAACAGCCCGGCTAAAATACGCATACGCGCTAAATGAGTCTTACCGTTTTGCCTAGCGCATATTGCCAAGTTTGTACGCCGGATAAATTGTTTATTTTTATCTATTGTAAGCATATCGTCCAAGACAAAGCGCTGCCACGGTAAAAGCGGCAAACCTATGCGCTCTGCTAACTCTGCAACTTCACCGCCGCGGCTAGGGCCTTGTAACAAAACGTTATGTAAGCGGGGTTGCACTAGCCCCCGTAAGGGCTGTTTAGGTTTGCTAGTCATTAGTCTAAAGGCTGTGCAGGTTGGCCCAAACAAGGGCCGCTTTGGGTGTTTATAGCCGTTATCGGGGAAATAACAGCAGAAAAGACAGGGGGGGTAGCCGTCTTGGCTAAAAAAACGCCTTGCGACTTATTGCCTTTAGATACGTTACAGCGCTTGCAACAGGCTACCGCGTTATCAAAGCTAAGTACTAGCTCTGGGGCTTTACTAACAGGTATGACGTGATCTACTTGGTCTGCATCTGCCCCACAGTAATAACAGGTGTAGCTATCTCTAGCTAATACTTGGTTTCTGAACTTGTACCGGTAAGCCCTGTTTAATCTAGGGTCACCGCGTTTAGCCATTAGTACCAACCCCGTTTCTTATGATGAGCTAAGGCTTTACAGGCACTACCTTTATAGCGCTTGTCTATGTATCTTAGGCCTAAGTCTATCTGTTTATAAGGGTTGGTTTCTTTCATTTTTAACAGCTGTGGTATGCCATAAGCAGTAGAGTAAGGGTTTTTAGCTTTAGGCCGCCAATTACTTTCTTTAGTCCACAGTTTCTCAATACAATTAAACTCTTTATATGAGCCTATCTTTATATGAGCATAAATCTTATAAGCATCTATAGCGTTTATATCAGCGTTAGCCGGAACTTTTTGTAAAGATAGGCAGCCTACAATTAGGCATAGAGCTACCCCTAGATTACGCAGCTTGGCCGCGCTGTCGCCCTTCGGGGCGCTGCCTGCGCGCAGTAATCGTACCGGCATAGTCAAGCATAAAGCTAATATGTGGATAACTTGAGCGGGGCTTGGGCGTGTTGTCCACAGGTTTTTAGCCCTTGTGGATAACTTAATTACGTACCTGCCTAGCATTACTTACATCTACCAACGTTATATCTAATAGCCCGCATCTCGTGCATTGTAAGCATTTAACGTTTGGCGGTAGATGATCTGATACTACGCGCTCCAGCTGTAAAGTAACTGTCTTGCATTGGCGGCAGTTAGCCTCAATATAAAGCATAGTTTTTAGCCCCATTATCTAATAATTATTGGCTTAAAGTATGGAAAGAAATCCTGAGCTTTTACAAATACATATAGCTTTTTTAGCTCATCTTGGCCTGGGAAAGTGTACATAACGGGCCTTAAATCACGCAGCATCTCTACATTTAGCATTAGTAAACCGTCATCATATCTAATTAAAATCCTGTGGTATGAGTCTGGTAAATCCCTATGTAAAGGCAGTAAGCTCATCTGTTGCACCTTTGTAAAAGGTATTGGGTAGGGCTCACTACTTGGTTTATCTGCCCATTTAATCTCTAAATCGCCTATGTAATTTTCACGTCCTAAACCCTGTATTTTATTTATGTGGTAATCCGTAAAATAAAACTTAGGCGTAGGCGTTAAAATCCACGGGTATTTAGACATCAAGTACGCCGCCACTCTAGTTTGGCGGTCTTGGCCTTGTTGCGTTTCTTTAATTGGCTGCACGGCTGGCCCTTTCAGACTCACTTAATAGCTCATCTGGTACAGGCTCACGCTCTGTTATTGGGTCTAGGTTACGCCCTGCCTCTAATAAAACCTCTGCGTGATCATTAGGGCTAAGCCATTTATCGCCATACTGTCTTAGCCATACAGGCTCACATTGATTAGCTTTTACCTTGTCGGGGCATAAATAGCCTTTATATGGTTTATTTGTTTTGTTTGACGTGCCCTCAATTAGCACCCTATGCCCGTGTTTACATATTGGCGGCTCTGGCATTGGCTCAGCGCCTAGTTTGGCTTTTAGAGCGCTTATTGACTCAGCCGCGGTAGGTACTGCCCCACCTGCTCCGCGTGTCTGTAATGGGGCTTGTATGGCCTCTACCTTCTCCATATCTTGTCTTGTAGGCCTGCCAGCACCGCCCGGCGTTAGTAACCCGATAACACGCCCATAGGCAGAGGTTACGCAGTTTTCAACCCAAAAATTAGCATTTACGCCGCGGTCTGACCTAACCTCTAGCGCATAATCTACAGCGCTTGGTTTTTCGTCCTCATAGTTTTTATAGGCCTCAGCTCTAATTAAGATATAACCGTTTTTTAGATCTATATCCTCTATGTAAGCTATTAAGCGCAACCCGGGAAACTCTGCCCGGGCTCTTTTAATTCTTGCGTTTACGTCCTCATACCCGTCTAAAAAGCTCATTTAGTTACCTCTTTAAGCGCCTTTGCTATATTGCGCCCTCTTAAATAACCGTCCCCGTGGCCCTCACGGTATCCCGTCCTATAGGCAGCTAACATAAATAGACCTACGATTAGTACGGTTAATGTAATTACTGCTATATCAGCTAACATATTTCACCCTTTGTTAAGGCTGATAAAACTACTCCACTAAGTAGCCCTCTCAGCGTGTAGTAAAAGTATGACCTATACCTAAGACATATTGCTAGCTTTCTAGCGGCGTGTCTTTCTTTGTGTCTTTATCAGCCTTAGACTTTAGCCCATTACCAGCTAACACCCCGCCTAGCGCACCCGTTAAAAATATGGCTAGGGTCTGTAGCAACTGTATAAAGTCACGGTCATTAGGACTCTGTGCATTTACAGGCTGTGTTACAAATACCAGGGCATAAACAGCGCCAAACGTGATAGTAAAAAAAGTTACAGCTAATACAGCGCCTATAAAAAAGATTAAGCGGGCGTGTATGTCCTCGGGGCTTAGCCGCCTTGCCGGTTTAATCGTTGATCCTAATAAGGTCTTTAGTACAAACGCCTGTAGCTTTGCATTGGGGCGGGTTGCACTCGGGCTTTTCCCAGTTTTCATAATTCTGGCAAGGATAGCGCACCCACCCGTCATAACCACAGCCCACTAGGGGCGTTATACAGAGCAGCGCCCCTAGTAGGGCCTTAGTCACTTTGCGCCTATACCGTATTGCTTTTCGTTAGGCTGTAATGCTTTAACTAACGGGCCTATCAAACCGGCAATAAAGGCGTTAGCCAATATTTTAGGGTCTGTAATCCCGGATAGGTATAGAGCTGCAACGCTTGCTAGCGCGGCGCGCCCATAGCTCCACGCAGCCGCCTCTAGTTTTTTCTTGTCCATTTTTGCTCCTAAATGCCCCTTAGTTATTTTTGTGCAAGTACCGCTAAGGTATGAGTACCGCTAGCAGCAACGCCATATAATGCCTCTGTATCCCCAATAATAAGAGTTAATTTATCGCCGTTATCTAGCTTATAGCCGTTGCTAGTAGTTACGTTTGACCCGCCCAAGTAAATAGCTCCACCGCCTAAATTATGTAAATAAATATTTTTGTAAGAATTGGCAGATACAATAATGCTAGCGGTTGTAGTTATAGTGACCTGCGTGCTAATTGGCATTTGTTACCCCTAACTTTAGGATTATCTTAGCGGCTTTTTTAGCATTTACGCTTACTTCAAAGTGCATTTCATCTTTACGGTTACGGTAATCCCCGCCCCACGTTAGGCCATACTTTTTAGCTAGCGCCCTAAGCATTGGCACTTTATCGGCTGCAAACGTACCTATAGCCCCTAGCGGGTGTTTAGTCGCGTTTAGATCTATAGCTGTACCGCTGCTATGGCAACTTAGGCGGTCTGTACTGCCGCGTACCATACGGAAAGCATAGCCCCAGTCATCTAAGCCGCCTTCATCTATTGGCTCAATTAGCGCGTGAAACTCAGCGGCAAAAGCTACTAGCAAAGGTGCTACAGCCTCAGCGCATCTAAGTTTTCTATTAGTGCCACGTACTGTATAACTTTTTATGCCAATTTCTGCCGGGTCTTTACTAGCAGGCCAGCCGTTATAGCTTGTTAGCAAGTTACAAACCTAACGCCTTTAAGTCATCTGCCGTTAAACCTAGCGCTGTAAGTTTGGCCTCGGCTGCTGCCTTAGCATCTGCCTTTTCTTGCTTCTTAATTTGCTCCGCTTTGGCATTTGCCAAATCTTTTTCGTGTTGAGTCAATTCTTCTGACGTCATATCTCTTTCAATTATTTCGTTAGTTTCAGTATTGTGTATAACTATTGTCGTCATTATTTTACCCCATAAAGTTGATAAGAACCGCCCGAAAAATTGTTTCCATTTTGTGTTAATAAAGTAATGCTTGAAATAGCAGCAGCGCTGTTAAAATTTCCCCAAGACATAGCTTGCGTATTGTAGGTGTTAGTTTGATCTCTAACTACGGAACGCATATATAACGCTTTAATATGTGATGTGTTTGCATAGTCTGGTATTTGCAACATAGCAAAAGCATTTCTATCAGCGCTTTCGTTGCCGTCATCACCTGTTAAAAATAATCTATCTCTAAGGCCGTCGCAACCTATTGCCGCTGTGTTTTCTGCACTTTGATTTATATTTATAAATCCATAATCAGTAGCACCAGTTGCGCCATTTACTCTTAGGCACAAATAATCGTCAGCTGCAAAATAAAAATCCCTAATATATAGAACTAAATCAATATAATCAGCAGATATAGTACTTAAAGTTACTGTATTAGTGTTAGTAGGCAAATTAGCAGATACCAGAGAAGTCATACCACCACCACTTGCAGGCGTAGCCCATTTTAGACCTGTTGCCTCTGCACTATCAGCTGTTAAAACTGTATTATTAGCACCTACACCTAAGCGCGTAAAAGTATCTGCACCCGTTCCAGCAACTAAATCGCCTTTAGCATCTATAGCAGTTGCCATAGAGTTAGTAATAGTTACTGTGCCGCTAGTGCCACCGCCGCTAATACCTACGCCGGCAGTTACGCCCTCTATATCACCTGTTGCGCCGCTAGCTACCCAAGCGCTACCAGAGTAATACCATAGGCTGTTAGTATCTTTAGTAAATGCAAACTGGCCTTCTTGCGGTGAGGTAATGGCGCTGTTACGCGCTGCCTCTGTAGCAAAAACTAATACGCCTTGCATTAAATAGCCGTTTACGTCCGCGGCTGTTAATACCTCACCTGTAGTAAAGGTCTTAAACCCTAAGCCCGCTGCCATTGTTACCCCCTTAGTAGGCTAAAACGCCTGTGTCTAGCAGGCCGTATAT